ATGAATTTTCAATTTCAACAAAGGACATACAAAAAGCAAAACGGAACGCAAGCTATACGATTAAGAATTTTCACATCAGCAAATGATATTCAGTATATAGATACTGGAATCTCTGTGCTCAAAAACCAATGGGATGATAAAAAACAACAAGTGAAAAAACATCCTATCGAGGAACAACTCAATGCCTCAATGAATGCATTGCTTAATGATGTGAAAATTCTTTATTACAAAAACGAAGGAGTATCCGCAAAACGATTGCTACAGATATACAAAAACTCAAAAAAATATGATGGATCCTCTTTGCTTAACTTCTACCAGTCTATAGTAGATGAAAATAAGATGAAAGGAGCTATAAGAACTGCTAAAACTCAACAACATTATATAGATAAACTCAGTAAGTTTGCATCCTTTCTTAGTTTCGCTGATATATCCCCTCTATGGGCAAAAGATTATGAAAAATGGCTTATTTCACGAGGCAACAAACCTAATACAATAGCCTCCAATTTTAAATGTTTGAATGCTATACTTAATAAAGCTGTGAAAATGGGGCTTATTGAGAAAAACCCCCTTAAAGGATACGAGATTAAAACAGTCAATTCTAAAAAAAATATACTATCCATAGAGGATATAAACTTATTAGAAAATTATGAAATAGCACCCCATTTTAAAGGAATGGAGTTGGCAAGGGATGTTTTTCTTTTTTCCTTCTATATGGCAGGTATGCGATTTAGTGATGTTTGCAAGCTCAAATGGGAGGATGTAACCGATACAGAGGTCGTCTATACCATGGGGAAATCTGAGAAAAGGGCAGGCGCTACTCGATATATCCCTATAACTCCAAAAGTAAAACAAATTCTTGAACGATACAAGGCAAACAAAACATTTGTCTTCCCTATACTTGATAAGTGTGACCTTAACAATATAGAAAAAGTGGAATATACTATATACATTGCTAATAATAAACTCAATAGATCTATTAAGATATTAGCAAAACATGCAGGTATCACTAAACATGTATCTATGCACATTGCAAAACACTCCTTTGCCAGTTATGCTGTTAAAAATAATGTGAACTTATTCCATATATCTAAGCTGCTTGGACATACCAAGTTATCTACTACCGAACATTACCTAAGAGACTTTTTCCAAAAGGAACAAACCGATGTAATGAATAGTCTTTTTGGTCAATAAAGCCAAGAAAGATAGGGAGATGCTTAAACAGTTGAAAATAGAGATATAGAAAAAGCCCCAATCAAGGGGCTTTCTTTATTCTGTAACTACTTTAAGTTTAGGTTTTATAACCGCAAAAGGTTGCTGCAAAAGATACTTTTGTATAATATCAAGGGGAAGAGAGAACGCTCCCGCAAGCTCATTCTCTGTATAACCAAGCTCTTTTAGATGCAGACCTACAGAGGTGTTAAATACTTGAGGGTAATCAATGGAAACAGTATCTTTTTCTTTTTTCTTCTCTCCACTCCTGCTCAACTCAATATTGAGAAATTGGTATCTATCCTTATCTATTGCCCCTAATGATTGTGCTCGTTTGACAATAGCAGCCTTTGAGGTCAGCCAATAGTTTTTTAAAGCACTAAGAGCGGATACCTTGAGATTTCCCAAAGACTTTATTATAGCATTTTTTGGCATTAGAAATTCGGAAGCAAAATCATTAGCTTCTTGCTCCTTGTTTCTACCACTGGGTATAGGAAAATCAGGGGAGCAGTGCATAACCAAGTGACCTAACTCGTGAGCTAATGTAAATCGTTTCCTATCATTGGTAAAACGTTTATTTATAACTATAACCGCAAACCCTTTAGGAGTAAAAAATGAGATTCCATCAAATTTTTCATCGGTATTGAGTTCGTATATAATAATTCCTTTGTTCTCTATCACTTTGAAAATATCGTGTATAGGTTCATCGGGTGCTATTCTAAAGTTTTTCCTTGTAAATATAGCTGCTTTTTCAGGGGTATATCCCTCTTCTAAGTCTAATGTTACCAAAGAAAAATCGGGATATTCCACAGAGTCCGCCATTTCATCTATTAGACAGCCTATAAACTTGCACGAAGTCTCAAAGTCCTGTAGGAGTGTCTTTGATATAGATGATTTTTTGCGATAATTCGCTATCTCTAAGTCAATATTTATCTTTTTGGCAAAGAACTCTTTAGGAAAATTGAGGGTCTCAAATATTTTTCCTAAAAGTTCATAAGAAAGTCCTCCAAGTCCTTTTTCAAACTTGGATAAGTTAGATTGTGAAAGCCCTTGCACTGCTTTTGACAATTCCGTTTGTGTGAGCCCCCTATACTCTCTGGCAAGGGTAAGCTGTGAGTGATTAACTTTCATTTTCGTTAGGTTTTTGATGAGTGCAAATATATAATTTTTATTTGAAATTGTATATAATTTTCTCATTAAGTTATCAACATGTATTTGTTAATTACTTAACTTGTTGATTCATATAGCATAAACTAAATATGTTAAATTCTTTTCGTATTCCTTTGCAATTTCTTAATTTTGAACTCTATTAAAAAGGTGCTCCTTGACAGCTTGGACGATATTTACACCCATAAGGAACGCCTATTACATACAGTTGAAATTTACTAACTTAATTACATAACATATGAGAAAAATTCTATTGATCCTTGTGGGGCTAATCGCTTTGGGGTGCTCTAAGAGTGAGGATAAGGGAACCCCTCAAAAAACTAATGACCCTGATAAAGAGCAACAAATTCAACAAGAACAAAAGCAAAAAGCTAATGAGCAAAACAAAAAAGAAGCTCTAATTTATTTTACATTAGCAAAAACAAGTCTAAACAATCAGTTGAATAAAAACAAAGAGTTTGATTTTTGGACAAACACATTGAAAGCATTAGAAGTATCTAAAGGCAATGAAGATGTTTATAAAGAAGTAGATGATTTTCTTAAAAACAATCGTTTTGCTACTCCCCGTTGGCTTGATAGTCAGCAATCAGAAATCAATAATCTTATTGATAAATTAAATAATCAAGATAGTATTATTAATAAATATAGCAGTATAAAAAGCGCTATTGATTTGTTTAACCAATGGAAAAATTAAGACATATGGAAAAATATTTAAGGAACATTGATAATCTAAGACGAATAGCTAATATATTATTGATATTAGGTATTATAGGAACTATTGTAGGAGTTGTTGTCTCTTTTATGAACAAACAATATACAGAAGGGTTATTTTATATATCTCCTTTAATAACGTCTTTTGTATTATATTCTCTCCTTAATGTTATAGCTGACATTTCAGAAAATCTATACGAAATAAGGCTACAAAAGGAAAGAGAAAATAACCAATAAAGTACGAGAAAAGCCCCAATTAAGGGGCTTTTTCATTATACAATTATAGAGTGTATAAACGCCCTACCTTTTTCAGTCCAAACCGTTGATGAGTTTGTGCAGGTCTCACCTTTACTATCTGTATAAGTATAGGTAACAGTCTTTGTGTAACCCTTATTTTGATGAGGGTGATATAGTAACCATTGCCCGCCTTGCTTATATTGTACTTTCAGCTCGTGTAATTTCTTATTGAGCGTTACGGCACTCATACCAAGTTCTTTTGCGATTTGGTTGGCGTTGTAGGTGCTTTGCGAGGTTAGCACTTCATCGTAATAGGCTACTTTTGGGGCTTGTTTCTCAAGTTCTTTCGCTTGTAGCTCATTTTGCGCTTGTAACCTCTCTTTTGCTTCAACCTCAATCAGTAATGATTGTAACGCCTCTTTGTAAGTGGTAGGTAGTGCAAATTTGCCACTTCTTAGCTGCTTTTCACACTCTATGAAATACTCACGTGCTTCTTTGCCCTTTTTAGACCGCTGTATCATTGATATTTCTTTCGCACAATCAAGGGTGAGGGCGTAGTCAGTAAGTGTTTGATTTGCAAGGGTGTTAAAAAATTCACACCCTTGATAATCAATATTTTCAACAAACCCATACTGCAACATTCTTTCAAACCAGTTACTAAACCTCTCAGTTATTTCTAAGAACTTATGTAAGTCTCTTGCAGATACAGCTTGGTTGCCGTTATACTCTGTGATTTTTATTAACTCGTTCATAATTCATGCTTCTTTAGGTGTTAATAATTCCTTTGAGTGGTAAATAAAATTATCCAAATTGTAGAAATCTTCACATGTTATACAATCAGCGATACAACTATCAATAGTTTGTATTTGCCAAAGAGTATTGTATAACCTATTTTTTAGCCCTCCCTCTGGGAGTTCTTCAATTATACAACTAAGATTATCTAACAAAAGACATTTTGTGTTTGAAAGATTGAAGATTTTGTTCTCTAACTCCATACCTATATGGGCAACTTTTGGAAGGAGTTCTAACAATGAAGATTGAGCAGATGTCGCACTGCAAGGCGTGTTTTTACAATTACTATTATTCATTGTAGAAACATTTTTAATCTGATTAGACATTTATTTAGTATTAAAATGTTTCAATAGAAAAAGCCCAAAAAGTGGGTGTTGTCTAATCAGTAGCAATCGCTTTTTGATTGTATAGCATTACTGCTATACTACACCTTTTTTGGGCTATATTATATGACTCAATGAAGAGTTATATTTTTTGCAAGATTTATATACAGCTCTTGCTACTGATTAGACACCGCAAAAGTACGAATGTTTTTTGAAATGTCAATAAGCAAAAAAGTTAATTGTTTGTTAATATTTATGGCTTCAATTTAATACCTTTGGTAGTGAGTTCGTCAATACCTCGTTTCACTCCTGCAAGGTCTGTTTCCATTTTGTTTAACTTATAAGTATTAGCTTCTATTCCTGCAAGGTGTCTCAGTTGTTGAGCGGCATTACTTTGCATTGATTGGTGCATTTCCCTAATGAAGTTCGCCGTTTGTAAAGCTGCATTCCTTATCTCAGCGCTTAACTGAGTTTGTAACCTAAATTGCCCATTAAGTTCATCGGCGCTATCTTGGCTCATTCGTGCAAAACCTTTTTCTGTAGCTCTACGACCTTGTTCATCATACATTTTTATTCCTGATTGTTCCAAAGCATCAAACATTGCTTTTGCTTTTTGTTCTCCTTTTTGGATTTCAGGTTTTAGAATATTATTTACAAAATCAATAGTTTTATTTTTGACCTTTTCATATACTTGTTCATTGTTAAGACCTATAGAAGAGGCATATAAATTATCCATATCATTTTGAAAACGATCAAAATGATTTTTGATTTGCTCTGTTACTAAAGTCTGTTTTATTACATTTTTCATTACACGAGCCACTGTTTGTCCAAAGTTTTCAAATGCATTTCCTCCTTTCTCTACCGCAGAAACAATACTATCCACAAAGCCTGTTCCTAATTCTCCAAAAGTCTGTTGAGTATATTCCTTGATGACATTTTTATATTCTTTCAGTTTTTCTTTAGCCTCCTGTACACTCCTAATTATATTAACTATTTCTTGGTCTGTATTATGGGTGTGTTCTGCAAAATCTTGAAACCCTTTTAAATCAAATTTATCTAAAAAACGATAGTCAATTTCCCCTTTACTATCAACAAAAGAACCAAACTTATCCTTAAATGATTTTGTTTCAGCAACTTTCTCCGCCCCCCAATAAGGTATTCCCCAATTTGATTTTTGCCAAACCCACCTTGTTCGAAAGTGGTCGAAAACTTGTTTATTTTGTGCATTAATCAAGTCCTGACGAATTTTGTTCACTTTGTCATTGTAATTTTTAATAACATCTATCTGTTTACCTATTTTATCAGTTGTTAAAGCATTAGAGTATTTTTCCCCTTTTAAGATTCTTTCATCAATAAGATCATTTATTTTTTTCTCTAATTGATATTGCTCCTCTTTCCATTGTTTTTCTCTTTGTCTTGCTCTTTCTTTATCACTTTCAACTTTTTCATAAATTCCATAAACAGTACCAACTACAGCCCCAATTGCTGCTCCCCATCCACTTCCTACGGAATTTCCTACTTGTGCAAAAGAAAGAGCTTTACTTACAATACTACTCATTTCTTTTATACTTTCTCCAAAGTTTCTCAAGCTATCATTCCCCGTACTCTGCCCCAGTTTTTCAAACTCTTGCCCCAATTGACCAAATTCTCCAGTGATAGACTGAGCATCAGAAAGGACACCTTGGAGCGCTTCCTTCCATTCTATCGTATTTGGTTTAAACTTGAATATAGCTTGAATATTTTTACCAAGCCTTCCAAAGACTGTATCGCTACGGTCTGCTGTCTCTTTTGCTTGCTCTAACTGCTGGCGGAGGTTTTGGACATAGTCCACATTGTCCTTATCGCTCATGTCAAGTATACTTGCCAGCTGGTCAATCTCCTTTTCAGCATCGGCTATAGTCTCTCGTATCTCCTTGACAGTCTTTTTGCGCATATTCTCAAAGAGTTTAGCAATGGCTGTACCCTCTTTTTTGTAGAGTATATCTAACTTCTTAAGCTCGCGAGCTTTTTCGTCTTGCGCTTTCTTCACTTGTGGAGCATCTGCCCCTAACTTGGCTTGCATAGCGGCAATATCAGCGTTGTACTTCTCCTCAATAGCTTTGCGTTGGTCTGTATAGGTTTGGTACTTCTCCAATAGCTCTTTATACATAGCCTCTTGCTGGCGGGTATATTCGTCTAAATTATCCTGATTGAGGATTTCCTGATTTTTAGCTATTCTTGCTTCTTCCTTGTGGATTGCCTCGGTATCAGTATTGAAGTCTTCCCCTTTCTTCCACTTCCCCGCTGCTTCTGCTTTCTGCTTCTCTGTTTCAATAAAAGCCTGTAACTCATCTTCTCCTTTTCGCTTGATTGTCTCGGCTCGTTTCTCATACTCAAAGACAAGTAGGGCGTTACGTTTTTCTCCGCCGTCCTTCATTGCTCTGATTTTAGCTTCGTCCTCCTCAAACATTCTATCCTTTTCCAAACGTTCCTTGTCCCTTTTATCCTTTTCATAGTCAAAAGTAGGAAGCTCGGATTTGGTTTTGGTTGCTTTGGCTCCTTTGGATTTGCTTAAACTTGTTTTGTGATCCTCTAATGTCTTCTTTGCGTTTTTTAGATTATCTTCAGCTTCTTTAATGATTTTCGCAAATTCTTCTTCTGTGTGTTTCCCCTTTCCTCCATTCTTTATGGTATCCAAAGCCTTCTCTGCATCCTTAACGGCTTGTGTATATTTCTTAGTAAGGTCTTTGTACTCATAGGTCTGCTCGTGGAGTTTATCCAATTGTGTCTGTAATGCCTTTGATTGTGCTTGTAGTTCCTCTTCATTGAAAGCAAACCAATCACCTCCAAAATTCACCCCATGAGAAGCCCATTTATTACCTGCTTTCTTTTGCTTTTGCAAGTCAGCAATGAGTTTTTGTCGGTGTTCTAACTCCTTCTTAATCTCGCTCTCTGATAAGTTCTTTATATTAGAGCTCCAAGAAGCTAAAACATCTCCTTTTACATCATTCTTGGCGATTTTTTGTCTTTCTTTGATATACTCACTAACTTCGCCCATTTTATGAACCCAAGAGTTGCCAAACACACGAGTCATTTCCTTATCAAAAGCACTATTTTTCTTCAGTTCATTTACATTATACCCACTTTTACCTGCTTTTGCGTTGTTCAAAATCTTTTCAAAATCCTGATATTTCAAAAAGTCATTTGTACGTTGGAATTTCTTCTCTTCTGAATCGTGTTTCGCTATCTCCTGCTTTAACTTGAGTATATCGGCAAGTTTTAGTTTCTCAATATCATATTTAGCAAAGATATTCGGATACTCTTTTTGTAGAAGAATAAGTGCCTTTTGTCTGTCTGTATCGGCTAACGCCTGATTGGTAGCGCTATCTATAAGCTCATCAATCTTTTGCTTATGCTGCTGCTCCCAGTCTATGGATTGTTGTTTTTGGTTGTTATAATCCTGTTGCGCCTTATCTGCCGCAGTAGTTTTGTCTTTCAAAGCCCATATAGCAGCACCTAATCCAACTACCGCAGTAGCTACCAATACATAAGGATTGGCTTTCATTACAGTGTTTAAGGCAGCAGTAGCTATAGTTTGAGCTTTAGTAGCAGCAGTCTGAATACCTTTTGCAATGGCATCTTCCTTGGCCGCTACTGCCCAACCTTTGGTAAGTGCAATATTCACCAGTACAGCAGTTCTATACGCTCCATAGGTAACAATAAGCCCCGCTATCACCTTTCCTAATGTCTTGTAATTCTCAACCAAGAAAGTAACCCCTTGAATAGCCCCTGATATATAGCCCTCGCTTGCTTTTCCTATATCATTAAGCATTTGGTCGAAGCTATCCCCAAGGTTGGATATTTGCCCTCCTAATGACTTACTCTGCTCTGCCATTAGGTTAAAGAATAGCCCGCCTTCATTGGTCATATTCTTTATAACAGCTTGTACCTCAGGAAAGCCTATTTTGCCTGCTGATACCATATCTTTGATTTCGGTTTCGCTCTTACCCACAACCTTACTCAATTCAGCAATGATAGGAATACCTGCATTCATGAACTGGTATAGGTCGTTGGTCATTAGCTTTCCTTGTGCTTTGACTTGTCCGTACACATGAATAAGTTGCCCCATAGGGACACCTAATCCCGCAGCAACATCACCCATACGGCGTAGGGTCTCGGTTACTTCCTCGGCAGGGACTTGAAAGGCAAGCAAACGCTTAGCCCCTTCAGATACTTCTTCTAATCCGAAAGGGGTTTTAGCTGCTAAATCAGCCATTTGCGCCATTAGATCATTGGCTTTCTCCTTGCTCTTTAGCATAGTGCCAAAGGATATTTCAAGCTGTTGAAATTGCGAGCGGACAGCTACCACCTGCTTAATGAAGGCTGACGCTCCCTGCAAAGTAAAATAGGCAGTAGCCCCCTTGACAAGGTTCTGCCATACTTCGGCTTGTTTTTTGCCCTCTTCTTTTGTCTTCTCTGTTAGGCTCTCAAATTGCTTTTTGATAGCCTCAATATCTTTCTTTATATCTGTTTGGTCTGCTCTTACCTCAAAGAGTAGTCTACCTTCATTTTCTTGCATAGTGGTTTGTTTATTACTGGATTGCTTTTAATTTCGAGAGAAAGCCCGCGAAGTCCGTTCGTGTTTCATTTTTTGGTGATTCCTTTTTGTCTTTCTTGTCATTATCATACGAGGGTATCACTGAGCTATATAGCATTACATTGGCGTAACTCATATTTAGCACATACTCAAAGGTCAATCTGTACTGTTTGGCAAACGAGCCTACGAGCCCCCAGATACTATCGTTTCGTTCTCCACTTCCTTCGTTGGTTTTGTGATCATCATTCCTTTGAGGGAAGTGGAAATGACGAAAAAAGAGCGTATATCCATTTGTCCTATTACCTTAAAAAAGGCTTCTGATATTTCAGATACTGGGGCTTTAGTTAGCTTATTAGCTAATACCTCACCTTGGGTAATATTCTTCTTTCGTTTCCAAAACTGCCAAAAACGAGGGTGTACAATCTCTGTGAAGCGGTTACCTAAGAGGATAACAGCTACAGCCCATGCTATATTCTCGTAATCTTCCGCCTTATGAACAATAGAGCCGAATATATGCTCCTCGTCAATGGTATCGGCGGGTATCTTGCTGATGTACTTTGAAGCCCTTACCAGTGTAATAATAGAGGGCGGAGCGACTTTATACGCTTCGCCCCCAATGATTATTGTGGTTGGTTCTTCAAGTAGTGTTTGTGCTACTTTCTCTTCCATAATTACGCTACTTTTTCGATAGTGAAATAAGGTTTACCAGCACCTGCACTAAGGATAGTGATTTCAAGTTCAACTTCATACCCTGAATCAGTGCTGTATATAAACCCTCCACTAATTGAGCAGTAAGGAATTTCCAGCTTCTCGGCTCCTGAGTTTTTAGGCACAATAGCTACTGAGAATTTCTTAGTAGAAGAAAAAGAGTTAACCGCAAGTTTATCTCCAGTCTCTGTTACATCCCAAATTTCAGAAAGTAGAGCCTTATTAAGGTTCTTAACTACAAGTTTAATCTTATAGGTAGGTTCTCCTTTCATCTGGTCAATAACCTTTCCCCCAATAGCAGTCCACTTGTATTCTTTTCCATCTTCTTTTTCGATGGAATAACCGCTATCGTCTTTTACAACACCCAATGTTTTAAGGGGTGATCCCATCGCTCCACCTGCACCAGCAGTAGCGAATTTAAATTCTATTTCACCCCAAGCTGTGGAGTTATTATCTGTATATGCCATAATTTTTAATTATTAAATGTGTTATACCTAAATTTAATTTTCGCGTTGATGAAAAACTGCTTAATATCCATATCTTCAAAGGTCTGTATCATCTGATGAAGTTGTAACTTGTAATTGCGCAAGGCTGTCTTAGCTTCCTCGATAATTGGCATTAAAGCCTGCTCTATAGCTTCACAACGTACAAAGTTTTTCCTATACTGATTGTCGTTGTTTTTTACCAAGGGGACAAATATATTGATGTTAATTACCCCCGTTTGGTATTGCCCATCTAACCCAGTAAGGAATGATATTACACAATCCTCTTTCTGTGAGTTCAAGGGTCGTACCCCATTGCGGTAAGTTTGCCCATTGATAAGTGGGTTTATCTTATCCTTAAAGTACTTATATAGGTCGGCTTCTATTTGTGAGGCTGTCTTTTTCATTGTGATAATGCTTTTAAGAGTTTCGGAACTTCACGCTCGGCTAAGAGTTCAGCTGATGTTAGTACATTATAATTGCGGGCTTCTACATAGCTTGCGTACTTCATTCCTGCAACCACAACAAGCACAAACCCCTTTGGATATTGAGATGTTACCTTATTGATAAATGTCTCGCCTTCTTTCTGTCCATCATTGCCTGATTTGGTGAGTTGAAATCCTCCTTTTTCAATAGGTTTGCCGTCTTTTAAGACAATATACCCAATGGACGAACGGAGGTTACCTGTCCTATCCTGATAACTACCATACTCACGCGCTTCATTGATACACTTTTCACCTACATTGCGCAGGATACGAACGATTTTCTCTTCGTATTTGGCTATCTTTTCTTGGAGCATACGCTCAATATCTGCGGAGGTGAATTGTGGTGTTATCATACGAATATACGGCAATGGAAATAATCAGTGGAAAAACGAATTACCTGCTTTTCAAGGCGGATATTACCCTCGTTATCTACTACCTGAATCGTGGTGCCTGCTGCTATAGTAGGCGTTCCTTTTGGTGCATAGATAGTAGCGGTACAATCAAAGATTTGCCCATCTGTTTTACTTATCTTTTGTCCTGCTCCTGCTATCTCATCACGACATACACCTATTTCTTGCCACTCGATAGGGTCGCTTGGATAGATAGGTATGCCGTCTTCATTGATAGTTGGCTGTTGGGACACTTTTTTTCTAAGTAAATAAGGGTATATTTTCATCTTTAAAACATATTGGTAATATCTCTTACAGTGGCTTTTTCCTCTAACAAATTGACCCTACCGAGCTGTCTACAAAGCAAATTGTAAAAGGCTGTAATAGCTGATTTGTCATAAGAGAAAGATAAACCACCTTCAGAAAAGGACACTGGGCGCAATAAGAGTTCAGGAATGAGATTGTAGAAAAATAGCTTTGTCTTTCTCTCGTTCTCCTCGTTGAACTCATCAGAAAGCCCCAATCCTACCCGTTGCATTTCGGCAACAAGTAGGGTAGTGGGGTATTCTACATTCCAGAGTTTAAGTTTTTCATCAATATACGCTTGCGCTGTCATTAGAACTTCGTTTTGATGATGAGTTTACGCTTACTATCGTTCAATACTGGAGTAGCAAAAGCCGTTGCCTTGGTAGATACCAATATAGGGTCTTGATGCCCAAAAGTATTTACCAAAATGAAGCTATCCTTAATAGATTTGCTCATCACATCGGCAAAGTCCATTGTAAACTCGGTGGTAGTTGTGTATTGAGTACTACCCAATAATGCTGAAGTAGAGAATAATACGTTACCCTCTTCCCAACCATTAGCCACGGTTACTTCTCCGTCTTTGCCCTCAAAGCTGACGAAAGACTCCCATACTTTGATAGTAGGTAATCCACGTTCAGCAAGTTCGGCGTTGAGTTGTTCCAAACGCACATCAGGCAAAATGGTAGTAGCGTTGATAGGAACACCTAACACAAAAGCACGTGTGCTTTTGTTCTTCAATACCTGATTGAGAGTAGCACGGCTCATAGTGATAGTGGTATAGCTATACCCTTTGCCTTTAGCTTCCTCTTGGTATTTTTCGATTTCCTCTATAGGGTTAGCATCATCATCTGCCCATTTCTTGAGTGCGTTTTGTGTTTTTACTTTGAAGTCTACCGATACATTCACAACTCCACCATTATTGGTAGCGGTAGTTTTATATTTACCAGTAGATACAAGTTGTTTAGCCATCCACTCCATACGAGCATTGATACCGTCAATACAAAAACGAGGGTCTTCGTATATCTTATTAATAAGCTGGTTTTTAATACCTGCATTAGTAGGGTTAGCACTTACCGCATAACGGAGTTGTTGAATGGTTAGGAGGTCTTTTTCGTTCAAATCACGAGCGATTTCTACTTTTGGTATTTCGCCTTTGATGTTTTCCACAAAATCACGCCCTTTGCGTGGTGCTTTTGAGCCAATAGCCACGATGTCCGCCATTATTTTAGCCCCGTCAGCCCCTTCAATATTAGAATAAGTAAGAAAAGGATTGTACACCAAAGGAAAATATTCGCGGTAGCGCAAATCTCCTAATGGGTAGGCTTGAATAATAGCATTCATATTAGCCTGAGAAAACTCGGTAATAATGTTGTTTGCGTTGATATTCATCTGCTTTTATTTTTTTAGGTTATTAAATGAATGAGATACGAGGCAAAGATGTGCGTAGGAATGCCACGCCTGCTTTTTCTTTGTCGGGTAGCGCGTCTTTGCGTGCTGTTCCTGCCATAATGACTGCTACAAGTGGCATATCGTCAATAACTACATCGTGAGCGGTAAGCCCCAATGCTCCTGCGGTATTCGTTTGTGAAAGTGTTTCATTCACCACCTTAAACGTACCATCGGTGTGAGGCACTAAGAGTGTGCCTGCGGGTACTACGCCGTTAGTGAAGCGAGCTTTGGCGGTAGTAGGGTCAATTTGTACTCCACCAGGGTAGGTAGCGTCCACTTGGTCAAATACAACTATTTGGCGTCCCGCTTTGTCTGAAATTTGGACTTGTTTCATAAGTGTTTACTGTTTTTTGAAAGTTTCATTAATATACGCTTGTACATCGGCAGAAACGCCATTGTTGTCTTTTCCTGCTCCTAATACCGAACCTGATAGCGATGATAGTTGCGTATTGGTTTGTGCTTGCAAAAACGCTTGTTCATCGGCTTTTAGTTCGCTGACAAAGGCATTCATTTCTTCATCGTCTTTGAAAGTACGCCCTAAGTGATGTTTGTAGAACGGCTCGGATACCCCCTGCGCTTTGAGTTGGTTTAGGAAACGCTCCTTAGCGGTTTGTTGTTGCTTTTCTGCTTGAAAGGCTGCAATAGTTTCATTTTGTTTATTGACAGCTTCCAAAAGGCCCCTTGCCCACTCTGGCATTTCGTCGGGTTTAGGTTCTGTGGGTGGAGTAGGTGGGTTTTGAGGATTTTGATTAGATTTAGCCCTCATTTCTTCGAGTTCTTTCTCTAATTTCTTGCGAGCTTCCTCAGCTTTGGAAAGGCTGGTACGCCCTTTGTCTGTTACTGATTGCAATAGCTTGACTTCTTCCTCAACTCCTTTTACGGCGTCTTCAATTTCCGTATCGTCTTTAACCGCAGCCGCTAAGCGAGTAGCGATTGCTTTTAAGATGTTTTCCTCTAACCCCAAGTGCGCATACTTGGTTTTGAGAGCTTGTAGGATTTTTTCCATAAATGTACAATATTTGTTTTACTGCAAAGGTACGCAAGGGCTTGAAGATAAGATGTATATCAGTTTGTATATAATTTGTTCTTTTTTTGTATTTTTTTTGTTTTTCTGTTTGTTTGGGGGTAAAAATGCCATGCAATAAAAAAAGCCCTCACTACGAGGGCTTAATTATTTACCGAAACAGCTTCAATCTCCACAAGAGCAAGGCAATCGCTCCTATTAGCAAAGCGCCAATAATAAAGGCAAAGGGAATTGTTCTAACTTCTTTCTGCACCTGCTTAGTGGCTTGTGTATATTGGCTTTGTATCTCGGATTTTTGGCTTATCTTATTGTCTATATAAAGAGTAGTATCAGCTTGTTGCAAGCTCTTAGAAAGGTTGTCTATGGTTTTAAGGGTAACCTTTCCGCCCTGTACTCTTATAGTTTCCTTGTCTCCGTCCCTGATACGATAATACACTACTTCTTTGATATGTCCAATACTATCCTTATCACTCTCAAGGGTGATTTCATAGGATTGGGATTGCTGTAGGTCAAAAGCGCTTACCTTTTGGACTTTTTCTGCATGTGTGGAGTTGTCTTTTACCTCTTTTCTTTCGCTCTTTTGCTCTTCTCTGTGCTCTATTTTGTTTAATTTTTTGCCTTTGCAACCAGTCAGTAACAAAAGGGTTAAGAGTAAATACAAAATCTTTCTCATACATAACTATTTTACTTTTTCAATTTCTTTAATGAGTGTTTTGAGGCTCTCAGCATAGTTAGGAGCAGTGGCATAGCTGGCCTTTGCGACTTCCTCGGCGAACTTGTAAGGGTCGGCTTTTACCTCCAACGCTTTGGCGTATCGCTTATTCCTGAAAAAGAAATTAGCGTGGTCTGTAAAACATTCTTCAGGGGTATCGTACTTCATAAACCAATCTCGTACGATATACAAGTATCTGCCGTCTGTACGTTTGGTTATGCTAATTACTTCTGGGAATTTGCTCTTTTCGTTAGGGGTAGCCAATACCTCCGTCGTTCTTAGGAGCTGCTTTTTCTCTTTGGGAGTGCTTTTTAGGGCTTTTACTCCAAAAAACATATTCCCTCGGACACTCTTACCCCAACCACTCTCAAGCCCTGCTTGTGCTAAAATAAAGAGATGAGAAATACCCGTCTTACGCTCTGTTTCCAATGCGTAGGGCTTGTAGGTTTTGATAAAATTAAGCTGTGTTTGGTTCATGGTCTTCTGTTTTAGAATTATCACTTTCTTTCATATAATTAGAAATAGTCTTAGCTACTTCCTCTAAGTTATCACGATTGATAAATACTTGTTGAATGGCTTGTCCTGCACGGTCTAATCGAACTTTGTCTTCAGCTTTCTCACGTATCGATTTGATTTCGATAAGACATAAGACTACGGCTATAAAGAATGTACAGAATGGGAATAACCAAATCGAATATTGATAATAAGTTTCTAAAAACCAAGAAAGCATACCATACATACTATCCACAATAGTACATGCAATAAGAATATTGTAGTATTGTGCCATTTTGCTAATGGTACGCCTATAGCCGTAGGAGTTACGCGCAATACCCAATCGTTTAGCCTTGCGCACACCACTCCAAAGGTCTGTAAATATCATAAGGAGTACAAGAATATAGATACAGAGTAGTATCCAAAGAATTACAAAGATTTTTTCCATTTATTTTTTTTTGTTATTGACTATTATTTTTAAAAATAAGCAATGAACCTCCACATACCTCTTACTTTGAGGTAGTCAAGGTTGTTTTGGTTAGCGTAGGCTTCCCTTTCAAATATGATATTGCGGTAAGCCTTATCCCAATTGCGATAGCGTAAATACTTGAAAGGAAAATCAAGGAAATACCAGATATAGAAAAGGATTACCAGTAGTTCCTTTTGTTGTCGCAAATGGATACGTTCGTGATTGATAAGCACTTTATCGTACTTATCACTATCGTTGCGAACGAAGATGAAAGGATATAGGGTGATTGCCCTATACCCTTTTGGCACGAGAAACCTATTTTTTCGTATCATTGGCTTTTGGTTTTTCAGTGTTTTCTCCTTTGATGATCGCCGAGCAAGTGGTATGAATATGCTTTATCAAGTCAATATCCGATGGTTGGAAATTGTTGTTTTGCATATTGAAATCATGCTCGGTTACTGTTCCTTGCAAATAGGAATATCCTACTTGTCCTTCTGTACTTTTCTGTACAGAAAAAGCCACTGCTTGTGGATTTTGGTCTTTCTCAAATTCGTAAGAGTACATCACAATAGCATTCTGTACTTCTTCTTGTGCGGTGATACGCGTTGTTTGTTGAATGATTTGCATTTTATAAAGTTTTAATTTATTGCGCTCCTGTGATAATTCCATTAGTTACAGTTATCCTAATATTACCAATGTTTATCGTGCCAGAGAAACCTTTCTTGCCATTTACAAGTATATCTCCACTTCTGATATCTATAGCAGTAGATCCGTTTGTCCCATTTTCTGCCTCTAATACAAGAGCCGTATTATAATACCCTCCTATACTTGTTAAGTGTAAAGCTGTATGATTAGTGTCTCCAAATCCTGACGAATATATACTAGCGGCAGGTCTTGTTCCTACTAATTCTTGCAATTGATCAGGATCATTTATGATTACTTGTGTAGACCTATTTGTAACACTTCCAAAAGCCCTTATGATTCCATTTGAAGCAACAGTAAGGCCATTTGCTGTTAAGCTGGTATCGCTTGCACTTTCTATTTTAAAGTTTCCTATTTGTCCCTTTGAGGCATATATACTCCCGTCATCTTGAACTCTAAAAGGAGCTCTCTCTTTTTCTCTATAGTTAGCACCTGCGAAGAAACGAATAGATTTGCCATCAAGTCCCGCCCCATTAATACCTGCATTTCCCCCTAATGTGTTTCCAACAGTTAAAGCTCCAGTAGTGATGGTGTTTTTTATTGTTTCCGTACCATTAGTATAGTCAGCGCCCTTGCTAAATATACCATTGATATACTTTATATTGGCTTTTTCGGCTTCATTGATAGCCGCTGCATTTTTGTCAATGATACCTAAATCCACCATTGTATCCCATACATCTTCAGGAGCTGGTGACCAGTCGGTAGGTTTGTTGCCTTTTTCAAGTTTTATCCATTCTATCGTACTTTCAGCAGAAACAGAACCATCATAAGTCCAAATATATAATGTTTGATTATTTGCTGTTCTACCATTAATAACTTTTTTCCAATTAAATGTGTTTTGATAAATGCCATTGCCTTTGTCAAATAGTTGAGATAACTCAAGAAAATCACCACTATTATAAGCTGCAAAAACTGTCTTTCCAGTTCCTAACTTTCCTTTAATAGTTAAGGTTACAGCCTCTCCTTCATTAATATTTTCTGTTAATCGGTATGTTGCTATATTATAATAGCTATTGGTTATTCTTTGCTTGCTGTTATATAATAAATTTCTTCCTCCAACATTCAAATCATTTACTTTTTGTTCAGCAAATGTTTTAGCTTCTTGGAGTTTTTGTTGGAGTTGTTGTATTTGTCGTTGTTCTGCCGCTGTTATTTTGCCGTCGGCATTGGCAATAGCTTGTGCTTTTGTAAGTTCTGCTTGTGATCGTGCGTATGCTTCTGTAGCGGTTTTTGCTGTTGTAATCTGAGATTCTAAATCACCAGGAGCAGGAGTCCATTCAGTAAAACGATTTCCTTTTTCAAGTTTTATCCATTCTATCGTACTTTCAGTAATAACATGTGAATGATAAGTCCAAATCCAAAGTGTTTTATTATCAGCTGTTCTACCATTAATAAATTTTCTCCAGTTAAATGTGTTTTGATAAATACCATTACCTTTGTCAAATAGTTGAGATAACTCAAGAAAATCACCACTATTATAAGCTGCAAAAACTGTCTTTCCAACTCCTAATTTTCCTTTAATAGTTAAGGTTACAGTCTCTCCTTCATTAATATTTTCTGTTAATTCATATATAGCAATATTATAGTTGTTATTAGTGATTCTTTTACCACTATTTTTTAACAAATTCCTTCCACCAACCTGAATATTGTTGATACTTGATTTTAGCCTACTCTCCAATGACTGCAAATCAGGATTTATAAGTTGCTTTATTTCTGTTTTGTTGCCATCTGTTATTTTAAGATTGGCTTTGATTTCTATATGGTCATCAAAGAGATGTATATACTGCTCTCCATTCCCTGATGTTATCTTATCGGTTTTGATTTGTCCGCCAGTGATTTCAGTAAAGCCGTTGAGTTTTGCAATACCTCTCTCACCTTCATATTCAGAATTGACAGTGGCGTATAGGAAATGATAAAAACCTGCTTCTTGCTCTATATCTATTTTGTTTTCGGATAGGATAAACTCACCCGTTTCAGCGGTTTTGGATGCTTTGATATAGAGATAATAGGTTTTAGCCTTATCGTCTAATCTACCTGATACGAAAGCAGGAATATTCCAATACTTGTAGCTGTTAGCATCACGATTGGGGTTTATATCGGTAGTTCCAAGTGTAAAATGTTTAAGCCATCCGCTACCTGCATTGATTTGCTTGGTGTTTTTATCAAAATACAATGCATGAGGTACAGTAATAGGATTTGTCTTAGAGGATACAAAAGCAAATTGAGTAGCTTTGTTTCCAATAAGTGCCATCATTGTTTGTACGGTGGCAGGGACGATGCTCTTGGTATATTCAGGAAAGGCTGCTTCTATTTGCTTGATGGTTTCTTGAGCATCACGCCAGCTTCTTTTAGTTAATGATTGTGTACGCTTATTGAGTTCTCCAAAATATACTTCTTGGTTTTGGAGTTTACGAATTTCAGAAACAAAAGAATGCCCTTGTACTTTGTTAGATAGCTCTATTTGTGGGCTGTAGGGGTTATTTACATACTCTTTTAGCCCTACAATGCGAATAGGCACGGGGGTGCGTTGAAATTCGGTATCGGAAAAATTGATATATGCACCCATTTTGAGGCGACCTCCTATATTTGTCCAGTGTTTTTTGGCGTATATACCATCTAAGTCTCCAGTGAATGTAAATAAGTCTGCTCTATTTTCGTATAGGTATTTACACGCTTCCTTCATCATCTCCCAGCTGGCACCCGTTTTAGTGTTATCATCACAAATATAAGCATTAGGCATTTGCATATTATAGACGGAATATTCATCACCTATGGCAGGTTTGAATATGTCATTAGGCATTGTTACGCCATCTTCCTCTTTTGGTACGAGTTGAAACCTTTTTTGATTGTGGTCGTATTTCTGTACCTCAAACTCTCTACCTGATAACATGCCGCTTTCGAAGTAGATAAGCATTTTTTCACCTTTGATTTGCATTGCATTAAAATCAAGGGCTTGAGGTATGGAGGTATCAGTAAAATCATAGAAGTGTTTGTCGTGATCCACTTCAAATACTTCTGTAATTGTACCTTTACGCTTAGGATATATATGAGACAAATCAAGGCTTTGCTCATTGATAAATCCGTTATTTTGCGCATTCTTGATAGCTATTGATAGCCCTTTGTCATCTGAAATGAATGTTACACCCTCATACATGTACTCTTGTGATTTGGGTAGTAATAATTCCTTGTTGCCATACTTAGAGCGGTCAATATTACGGTCACCTCCTTGTACATAGAGGCGGGTAATACGACTCTGCTCGGTAGTACGACTTACACCTGTCTTAAAGCCTTTGCCCTTGCCATATTGGAGGGGGAGGGGATTGTCCTTAAAATACTCTACCTTATGCAAATGAATGGTTTTGCCTATGATTTCGTATTCTGTCTCAAAAGCCTTGGCTATCATTTCCAATGCTTCGAGGCAGTTATTATGGTTGTAAGATACAAGTTTCTCAGAGGCTTCTATACAATTACCTACTTGCCACCCGCTATCTATCATATTAAGACAATCTACTAATATCTGAATATGATAACGTGGGGAAGCTGTAAAAGGAAATTTAAGGGTCTTATCGTTGGGATTACGAAACTTGTAATTCTTGAGATTTACCCCCTCGCTATCCATGGTAAGGGTATATTCAAAGTGTCGTGTGTTATGTTTTACGATTTTAGCGGGCTGATTGAGTGTGTACCTCTCATTAGCAAATTCACACCATGCACCAGTAGGTATATCTGTATAAGAAGGTAATGCAAAATATAAGGTAAGGGTGTGTTCTCCCATAATGGAGCGGTATCGGTAGCTCTCATCAGTAGGGAGGACATCTATATAGGTGCTATTAAAATGAAGTTGCATAGTTATCAGCGATTAGTACTTAAATTCCAAGCACAAAGATACACCATGCGTAAGACATACTCTTTATATGAGTTTGTTTATTTTTTGTATTTTCTTTGTATATTTTTTATACTACTACCAAGTAAAGGGTAAATTCTACCCTCAAAGTGTCTTTTGTAAGAAGCACCTCTTTTACACTTGCTTTTTGATAGATAGCCTTAAAGGTACTACCAAAAGCATTTATGGTACGTTCTCCTTGTTGAGAGAGGTTGTATAATAGCGCTTCGTACAATTTCCAAAAGCTATTGATAGGCTGTTTGATGTAGCAGAGAAGCTCAAGAGTACGCTCCTTAAATACGTTAGGATATTCAGCATATTGTACCCCCATAATGGTATTGCTTGTAGTAGTTAGGTGCTCTTTTACCTCGTAGCTCTTTAGTAGGTTGCTTTCATTCTCTTCTAATAGATAAATACCATACTTGGATAGGTCTATGTTGTCAATCGTAAAACCTGAAGGAGGTAAAGTGTCATTAGGGGCTATATAGGTGTAACCCTGCAAGGGATTGTCATTAGCAAAAGTAGCCTCATAGGAGATATAACCTTCTTCTTTTTTAGCTTTTCTCACCCCAACAAAGCGTAATCGGAAAGACTTACCCAGCTCCTCAAAAAGAAAATCGTTATAGGTTTGAGCGGATAGAAAGGATATAAATGCATCGTATTGGTTGCTTTTGGAGATAAAAGACAATGAAAAAGAGAATGTGTCTAATTGTGGATCGTCAGTGTCGTATTCTTTGCCGTAATACTCTGCCCAGTCGTTACTATTTAGTTTTTTGAGAGGAGGAAAGCAAAGTAAATCCTTGTAGTTTCCATCTAAAAGGTAGGTATGGTAGGTAGCTTGTATGTCAATAGTGTTAATTTTCATATTTTTGTTGATATTTAAAAATATTGTTGTATATTTGCGGTGAAATAATGGGGGTAAAGTTTTGGGCAACGCCCGCCAGAGAACGGGAATGCAAAGCTATACGCAAGAGATAGATGTTAAGCCGAGTTTTCACCTTTAAAAACATTATTTATGGGCAACGCCCGCCAGAGTGTAATTGCGGTTATATCCCGAAGCTCACTAACTACCTTGAATATTTTACTCCCAAGGTAGTTTTTTATTTTAGAAAAATCCTTTTACTAGTTTTTTGGAAAGGCTTTGATACTTCTAATAACTTCTGTAATATATCCTTATCACTTCTGTTAGCCTCAATAAAATATGGCTTTGTTTTCCAATTCTTGAACCTATCTTTGTTATCTGTTACCCATTGTTTATAGTTGCTTGGCACATCACTCACGTAATTAGAGGAACTTTCAGGAGGTAGTGTTTCATTGGCTTTGAGTTCTTTGATAAGTTCTTCGTCAGTCTTAAGAATAGTAACAATATGACACTTACAGCCTACATGCCAGCCGTGAAAGTGAAAGGATTTAGGATATTTACCTTTGAGTTCATCACATACATCATATACTTTGTGCTGTGGGGATAGGCGTACCTCGAAGCCTACTACATCAGGGTTTTGCTGTATCCGTAACCAATCAGCGGATTTATAGGCTACATTGATTTCATTGCTGGCAAGGCGCAAAGCGTTTTTGTAGGCACTTCTATAAACTCCTTGCCCAGGGTGATAGTTTTGGGCGTTTTTGCTTAGTACAAGGTTGCCGTATTTGTCCCTTACCCTGCGAAATAATGCAGTGGGGTTGTTCAATAGGTTGCGTACTTCACGGCTTAGTTGGACAGCGCTTTTGCCCTCCTCCAAGGAAACAGATAAAGCAAGTTCTATTTCAGTTTGGGCTTTTTTAGCGATGTCCCATACACGATTGGAGACCGTGAAATCTTTAATCTTACGTTTCTTAAAGGTCTCAAGGGCTTCTAAGTTCTGATACTTGGTTAGTCCTTCTCTTAGTAGTTTATCCTGTTTGAGGTTCGCAAAAGCCCATTCTTTGGTAATGCCTTGCTTTATGATTTGGTCTAATTGGTTGCTGAATTTTTCTAACTCCTTATCAAAGGCTTTTCCTTTTTTGGTAGCGGCAAAGGCAAATAAAGATTTTGTAACAAACTCTTTGAAGTCAGTTTTAAGTGCCAATGACACAGAAAAACCTACCCACTGATAGAATAAGCGTTCTATCTGTTGTAGGTAAGCGAGTAGGTGCTTTCTATGTTCGTTATCGTAATTCATTAGATACTTGCTTCATTGAGGTTGCTATTTTCCTCGTCTTTGATTTGCTGTAATTGGGCTTCAGGGTCTGTAATACCAAAGCGTTGCATGGCTTCTCGTTGTGATAATAAAGGTTTTCCTCCGTTGGCTTCCATAAGGGTACGTATCATCTCGGTATCGTCGTCAATATCGAACGGAGTGATGATAGGGGTGATGTTTATGGTTTTGAGTTCTTTCTCAAAGGGAATATACATCTTAGAGAGGAAAGCCAAAATGATATTGATACGCCTTTGTAGAGCAGGGATAAATATAGCCTCGTTATCTTTCACCTTGAGGTGAGCAGGTAGCCATGCGAGTTTGCGTCCTACTCCCGAGAGCATATTGCCTTTGCCTGCATAGAACTCATCGGAAAGGTCGGGGGTATGGGTGAACTCGTGTATATCACGCCTGTTCATACTCATTTCACGGTCAAAATTTTCATTAGCATTAGGTGGTACTACGAATTGAACATTACCTCCGTCCTTGACCTCATAGACCTTGCCCCCTGTATTATTGACAGCCATTTTACCTTCTACCTTTCCTGCGATCATTAGGATAGGTTCTCCGAACTTCTTGTTACTTTCAGAAAAATAGGTACGCTGTACCTCAGCTATCTCTATGAGGTGCTGTACAGCATTCCATTCTGTTTCTTCTTGACGATAGAGTACTACTGGTATTTTACCAATTATATTAGGTTTTACCTCTGTGGTAGTAACTCCATTCTCTGTAGTAAAAGTGTATATCTCATCAGCGGTAAAGCCTTGGAATATGGTCTTTTTATTATCCTTGGTAGTGCTTTCAATAGCAAAAGAGATAAGGTTGTCATTGTCGTCAAAGCGTGGATATAGCTTGTACTTGAGCGGAGATAGTAACTTGTGTCGCAATAGGTATTGAGTAGGTACGCCATATTGTTCGTTAGACTGTTCCTCCAGATACCAAAGCTCGGCTACAAGGGTGTAACGCTTGACCTCTGTACAAATAACACTATCAGAGAAACTCATTTTGTTGGCTTTGATAACCTCTTGAAAGGCAGCAAAGAGCGGACTATCCTCTGCGGTATATTTGTAGGGAATAGCGGTTTGGAACATCGTGGCAATTTCTACAATACGCTTTTGATAAGGTAGTCCTATACGATTGAGGGAACGAGTACGCTTTTCAAATCGTGGTTTGTTCTGACTATCTAATAAGGGATTACCTACCTCGTCCGTAAGAGGTATTACGATTTCAGGGTCTGGGAACTTATGCTTATTGGTGAATATCTCATGCTTTTTGACATCATACTGCCTTTGATAGGTAGTAGTGTCAATCAGAGACACATCTTGTTTAAATTCTTCTTGGGTCATTGTTTCTGAATTTTGAGTTTTTAATTTTGAGTTGCCGCGGAGACTCTCCGCTAAATCATTGAGGCGAGTTGGTATAGGTTGTTATTGGTACCACTTAGCAGCTTCATTGTAATGTAACGAATAGCATCTATAGCGTGGTTGTGGTTATCTATTGGTATACCTGCTTTTTTGTCATTCCAAGCGTAATTCTTTAGCTCCTTCATCACATTGAAGCTCTCAGGGGTTACTACTAACTTATAATTAAGCATGGTGGTTATACCTGCCGATACGCTTCCTGCTCCTTTCTCGCAAGGCTCTATATTTAGCCCCTTGTCTCTCAGGTCTGCAATAAGTCGAGGCTCGGCACTATCAGCTATAATAAGGTCGTCAGGGTGATCTATCAAAGTGCTATTGAGCTGATAAAGTCCGTCAGAGGATAATTGCTTGTTGTTATAGTACTTTTCATCAATGTAAATAATCTTGCTACGATTATCCACAGCTACTTTGATGAGTGTATCAGGGTCAATAGAAAAGCCGTAATCTTGTCCATACCCATAAGGGAGTGAAGTGTCAAATGCTCCAGTCTCCCAATCTGTAAATATTACCCCTTCTGACACATCAGCCCATCGTCCTATGATTTTTTGAGCGTATTTGGTTTTGTTGAACAAAGATTGAGAAAAATTGCCTTGTTCATCGGTAGATTGTGTGAGGCTTTGGGCTTTGATTTCATCAATCTGTTTAAAAAACTGCTCATTAAGATTTTCTATATTATCAAAGTAGGTAGTGTGAATATGCAATACATCGGGATGGGTAGATATTTGCACTTCCACTCCGTCAATCTTTACGACCTTGTGTGTTTTTTCAATGTACTTCTTATAAATGAAATGCTCGGCATTGGAGGGGTTCAGAATGAGGATAACCCGCAATTGCACCCCCTTTTGACGAATAGAAAGGATTAGTTTCTCGTAATCCTCCTCTGATAGCCATTCTTCCATTTCATCACCTACGAAAGTAGTAATACCATGTAATGATTTGAGGTTCGCCGTTTGGTTCCCTGATGAGGTCTTAATCCCTTTGAATAGTATTTCAGAGCCTGAAAAGGTGTTTTTGATAGCTGTTTTGGTGATACTAAAATAGGCTTGTGTACCTTCTGCTTCTATCTTTTCCTCAAACTCTGGGATAATAGAGCTATGAGCTGATACCATGGTATAACGGCTAAATAGTATCTTATGCCCAGCTTCAAAGGATAAGCGTTCAAGGAAGGTAGAGGCATTGTAGGAGTTGTGAGTAACAGTACCATCTTCTAAAAGAAAACGATGATTCCCATCTACAGCAATCCCAAACCATTCACCTATTTTAGGTTCTTCTTCTATCGTGATATAAGATAAGTGCCAATCTTTGTTTTTTGATAGGTCTGTTTCAGACACTCTTTTACGTTCAACTATACAAGGAATTTTCCATATATCACCTCCAATTGTGATATTATAAACAATCCCACAATCTTTACCATTACAAAATGCTCTCTTTTCTTTTATTGATGTTCTAAAACCGAGCGTATCGGCTGTGAATTTAATTTGCCTTGCTAATGTTTCATTTTTTTGTGTTATGTAATAGTTCCCCTTGTTGTAATATCCATCAGTATCAATTATTCCTGCTAACAATTGTAATCTACAACTTTCATTATTGGAGATGTATTGCTGAGGAATATGTTTGTTATCAATCAGGTTGTAATCTCTTAGTTTATCCATTAAGGGGTTGGTTATTCCTCTTTGCTTCCTTATTCTATATGTTTTTGCTTTACCTCTATCTCCGTTGATTGATATAACCATACCCTCATTTTTTGCATATTCTGATATATATTCAAGAATTTCAGGTTCAGGGGTTGTTATCTGTGGATAGATAGAAGTGCCGTCTCCTAACCATACGCCTAATAGGTATGGGGGTATTTCTACGGTTTGAGAATTGAAAGGAATACTATCTACTTTGAACCCCCTGAAATTCTCTCTAAATCTTTTACTTTTGCTGATGAAATCTGTTATAGGAATATCTATTATATCATCATAAGATGTGTATCGAGGTTTAGGTTTGCCATTCTTTAATTCGTTCTTACAAGACTCGGACTTCTTTAAGGTTAGAATATGGTCTTGATTAACAACATAATCTATTCCACTTGTTTGTTTTACTTTAAATAGCTTTCCTACCCCTGAATTGGTATTGGTTACTATTCGGGGGGTAAAATCATCACCCATTACTTTTTCTCCTATTTGTATTTCTTCAATAGGTTTAAGGGTTAGGTCGTGCATAATTACTTTTGTGCCTTTTTTTAGACACTTTCCACTGCCTCGACCTCCTGAAAGGATGATGATGAACTTATCTTTGTTTAGGTACAAAGGATCATATACAGGTTGGGTCTTAATCATTGTTATTGTTCTTTAGCCATTGGGCAATGTCTATGCTGCCTGATAATTCTACTTGATTTACATTGATATAATCCCCTTCCATTTTGGATATTTCAGACTGCAACTCACGAATGGTACGGTTATAGGCTGTTATCTCCGATGGCGTGAGGGTTCGTTCGTATCTTTGTATTTGTCCTTCATGAGAGCGTATCTCTTGTGGGTGAGTACCTTTTTCCAAACGCTCTAAAAGATTATCTATCTGATTTTGCAAAATAGTGATACGGTCTATTTTGGTTTTAAGCCCCCTTTTTACTGCTTCTTTTTCAGTAGCGAGGGATTGTTTTAACTTAACCTGCTGGGCTTGTTTTTGATATTCTTGGTGCTGTCTTTGAGCTTGTTTCCAATCTTTATCAAAGGTAGTTTTACCCTTACCCCACTTTACCTCATATTTACCCCACACTTCCGAATATGACAAACTCGGCTCGCTTTTCAGAGAGTCAAGTATCCATGTTTGTCTATTTTTCGGAGTGTTTGTCATTATTCGTCTGTTTCTTCTTCTAATTCGTTTTTATAGTCAATACCTGCTGATAGTTGCTCTTGTTCCTTTTCAGAATAGACGTGAGAGATAAAAAGCCCTTGTTCGTTTTCTTCCTCCTCTGTCTGAATGATGTTAAGTCCTGCTACTACTAATTTCGCAAATGCTTCTACAGATTTTGCTTTTCCTCCCATTTGGGCATGTCTTTGATAGGCTCTGTTTAAGATGTCTTTTTTTAAAATCATTGTTTGTTCTATTTAGGGTATTACATATATAGCAAGTGTATTATAACTTATACTTTTTGGTAATTTCCAATAGTTTTTTAGAGTATGGGTCTTTTTTACCTAATATAGCTTTGCTCATTCCCTCTGCATAAAACTCATTGATATTTTGGCGAGCATACCCTCCTAATACATTAGATTTTGTTTTGGTGTATTGTTTATAGAGGGCTTTTATCTCTTTACCCGCTTTTTTGTGTTTGTCTCCTGTATGTCGATTTGTCCAAGTGGTATGAGCCAATTCGTGTATGGTGGTATGCTGAATAGCTTTATTGGTATGGACCTTTTCTCCTCTTCTATATTCTTCCTTCTTGGATTTTACCATCGCTTTGCTGTTGTTGAATGATTTACGATTGAGGTATACTGTACCTGAATTATTGGATATAACAGCAATCCCGTAGGCATTTTTTAGATCTGCCAGTTTGACTTCGCGAGTATTAAGCCCTATTCGTGAGTGATACTTTGATATAGCACGCTTTACCTCACGATTAGCTTTTTTGTCGGTAATATCTTTGATGCTACCTATATTCTTAACACTGGAGGGCGTACCTCCTCCTTTTTGCATTATGATGTCGTTACGGCTATCATTTCTTATGCCTCCTGATGATTTTCCCATTTTATTTAAAAAAATATTTGTGGTTAGAAAAATATTTTGTATCTTTGTGCCGTAATAGGCTATCCTTTACAAGCCGCGGGGGGAGGGCGCTCCTGCCGCTACCACTAAAGCTCTAATGAGATGATTAAACTCTCTTATTAGAGCTTTTTTATTGCAATTTTTCAATCTTATTAACTACTGAACTATAGTTATCTAATATATCTTGTTTAGCAAACGAAGTAGCTTTTGAGCTATTGACAAAAAACACTTCTTTTAAAAAATCAGCTCCTTTATAGTTTAAGATCTTACCTTTTAAATTTCTTGCAATATCATTAGGTGTCCATTCCTTAAACTTTGTAATATCATAAACAATAGCTTCTATCCCCTGTGCTTTTGCATATTCTAAGTTTTTCTTTATTCCGTTATAGGAACTGGTATCTTTTCTATCAGCTTTAAGCCCTTTTATTTCATATTCTGGATTTTTGTAACCTTCTAAAATCAAGTGAGGGCGTATCTTTACACTTATTCCTAATTTGTCGGCTATCACTTTAGCAATTGTGATATTCTCTTGTAAGTCCTTTCTATCTGCATAAGGGCTTACAGATACTGATGCTCCGTTCTTTGCTTTGTATATCTCCCTGTAGGGAGCATTGAGCTTTTGTAATTCTCGTTCTCTTGCATCCTCCTTGCTCTCTTTGCTGATTTTTGATTTAGGCTTGTTAGCATTCCTAATTCCGCCTGATGATTTGCCCATAGAATCATATATCTAAGGTGGTTTCACTGATACAAGTAAGGTTCTTCTTGTAACAAAACTCTTTAGCTTTTTTACCACCTCCATATACAACAAGGTTCGGATTGTCAAGTCCTGATATTTCCTGAGCGATGACAAGTTCCTTTTCTAAGTTATTAAGGCGTGATTCGTAACCACGAGTAAAAAAAGCGTTGTAACCTTCAGGAATACCCATTCTGTTATAAGAGGCAAATTTCTCTGTTACGTTCAAATCAACGAATATGTTTATATTGTAATCCTGTAAGAAACGAGCAATCCAACGCTTTTTGTAGATTTGAAATATCCCATAACTGATAGGGGTAGTTTCGTATAAACTACAATTAGGCTCAACGATATTCTTACACCCTGATTCTATGATAGCTGATGGATTGTCCCAAATAGCCTCAAAACGGTAATCATCAACGTAAAAATGATAAGTACCCACGCCTTGCTTACTCCTTTTTTCAGCTCCGTATGGGCGCAAAGGGACATCTACATAAATAGGCTGTGTATGTGGTAACAATGTAGGAATATCATAGGGATTGTTAGAGGGAAAAAGGCAATCAGGTACCCAAACTTTCTTTTCTTGTTTGATATTTATATCGTTAGGGTCTTGTTCTGATAGGGTCTCTATATGAAGGCTTTCAATATTGACCTGTACATCTTCTACCTTTACCCACTCTGTAAGAGTGTCTTTGACAAAAGGATTGTGTTTTTGGTTATAGACTTCAAGGAGTATTTCCACTGCTTCTTTGCGGTCTTTAGCTAATATCTCAAAGGCTTTTAGATGAATAGGGACACTTACCCCCTCGCTGACAAGTTCGGATAGTACTTGTTTGCGGGTATGTCCGTCAATACAATAATATTTTCCTTGGTCGTTCCATACAGCAAAAGGCAAGGCAAAGCCATGTTTTACAAGACTTTCCTTGAGAAAATTTAAGTTGGTTGGAGTTTTTATATTTTCAGGTTGGAGGTCGTGTAGGTTATTTCTCCAGTCAATATCAATGAGGTTACCTATTCTGCTTTCCATGCCATTTGTCTTAATTATCAAGGCAAAGGTACGACATGGCTTGCAATGGACTGTTATTGTTGTTTGTATAAAATTCGTATTTTTTTTGTATTTTTTTTGTTCTGACGCCTTGCAACAAAAGGAGCAGCACGAGCAAGACAAGAAAGAGGAATAAAAAATAGTTTTTTTTCACTATCTTTGTACTCTCTAAATAGAACAAAATGGAACAAGAATTAACGACATTAGTTTTTAAGATTGATAACAAACAGCCAGTGGAATTGTTGTCCTTAACTCGTTCTATGCTATCAGTTACTTCTCAATTTGACAAATTCAATAAAGAGAAAGGGCAAAATTCAGACGCTAAACTCTATGTAAAGGAAGTCCGAAAGGGTTCTATTATCGTAGAATTGTTTGACATTTCCTTATTGTCAGGGATTATTCCTTTTGCAGAAAATATCAATGTAGTAGCTGATTTCGCAGGACATTTGCAAAATGTATTCAATTACTTTATAGGAAGTGGTGATGTAGTAGATAAACCTGAACTTTCTACCAGTGATTGTGATGATTTTTCTAACATGATTAATCCTGTAGCCTTAGATAAAGGTTCTGTGCTCAATGTTTATGTGGCAGGAAATAGTAATTGTGATATAAATATAAGCATTCCTTCAATGGAAGCAAACGCTATACAAAATGGACTAAAACGAGAAAAGGAAAATCTCAGACAAAAAGAACTTAAAGGGGTTGAGCACAAACAGATACTCACCCTTTATCAGGCAGTAGATAAGAAAAAAGGAAACAAGGGTATTATTGAAAGCCTTAACGATAAACCTTTAGGACTTATTTTTGAAAATGATGATGATAGAGAAAAAATACTATCTAATCCAGCACAAAACCCATTAAAGTTTGCTTTTATTGTGGATGTCATAGTAGAGGAGGTAAATAAAACACCTTCTGCCTATCGTATTCTGAAATACTATGAGGATGAAAGTTTTGAATTGTAAAAAACACCACTCTATAATTTAGGAGTGGTGTTGTTGTTGAAAAAAATTAATAAACTAATATGAAAATGGTATAGAATTACAATATTTTATCCTCTACTTCTTTGCAAAGTTGTCGGTATTCTGTATTCTCGCACATGCTAATATGTTCTTTGCGATAATAGGCAGCGCTTGTGATAGGAATATCTAAGAAAGCAGCTACTTCTTTTTGTGTAGAAAAAGAATGTTTATATGCTAATCCGCAAAATAATTTCAGGTATACATTTCTCCCTTTCAAAGGTTCTTGGGTGATGTCCTCGATGGCTGTTTTAATTTTCTCAAGCATGGTATATCAGTTGTTAGTTGTTCTTCAACGATCCTTTTAAACTCCTCAAAGGAATAGCATACAGCGTAAGTATGTCCGAGGGTTTCGGCTTTTTGTTGAAAGGCTTTTTGGTTGTCTGTTTGTTTGTTGCCTTTTACCTTCATCTCGATATAAAGGCTTTTACCTTGGGGGAGCATTATTACTAAGTCAGCCACTCCTGCGAGTACTCCCTCAGCTTTGAGCCTTTGCGCTTCTCGTACGTTGCGACTGCCTCCATTAGGGACGGCGTATATCACGAGGTTAGGATACTGGAGCCTAAACCATTTTACACAGGAGGTTTGTAGGGTGCTTTCTTGGTGTTTCATTTGTTAGTTATTTGCAAATACTTCTTTTAATACTTCAGTAGGATAACTTTTTACAAATCCGTATTTTGCATCGTATTCATTGCCCATTGGTATATCTCTTTGTACACATATTTTAGCAGCTTTTTTACCCATTGAAATAGCTTGTTGTAAAGGTACTCTCCTGCCTACAATATTGCTATATCCTGAAATAGTGAAATAATCCTCGTTCTTAGTGGTTATTTTAGCTTCTATCTTGGTGAGACGCTCATTTTGCAATGCGATTTGTTCAGCTTGTGCTTGTTGCGCTTTTTCTAAAGCAATCATCCCTTGTGCTTGAGTCATTAATAACTCTCCAGCTGTCATTGGTTTTCTTGATTGTTCAAGGCTTTCCAACCATTCTACTACACGTTTGCGAACAAACTTACTTTCACGAAGTAGTACTTGCTTTCCTTGTGCGATAGTGAGTTCAAACATAGGTTGTTCTCTATTCCATTGGTCTTTATAAGAGGTTGGCAAAATTTTTTGCTGACCTATTTCTTCCTCGAACTCATCTCTGATAATAGCTAACATAGTCTTATGCTGTAACTCTGTTTCTTTACCCTCTTCTTTCCTGAAAATATTGATTTGATCTACAAGCTCAAGACTTGAGACTGTCTTTTTACTTGCCATTTTTTGAATTGTTATTATACTATCCATAAGTAATGATTAATTATTAAAATTATTTCAAAGCGCAAAGGTACAAAAATATTTAAACTATTCCTATAATTTTTTTATATAATTATCTGAAAATGAGTAACATTTACACATGCAAAAACGTATGTAAAAACGACAATAAAACCAACAATAAATATAACTCATTTTGTTAAATTGTAATTTTAAAGCCAAGTAAATAAAGGGTTACGAGGATACAGAAATAAGCTCCTTGTAACCCTAAATCATTACTTTTTTACTCGTAAAATACTATTAATTTAGCATCTTTTGCCATAGCATGTTCTATCCTTGCTCCTTGACTTTCTTCCCATCCTTGTAGCATGTATATCCCCTCACATTGTAATAGATTAGCAATATCCTTTGCAATATGTGCCTCCCAAGGGTCTGTTTCAGATAGTCCGTTACAAAGAGGATTGGTAACCTCGTGTCCTAATGATTGGAGCTTGTCGGCAACATCACTAAATCGCTTGCGTGTATGAGTTAGGTCTGTGCCGCTAATCTTTCCTGAGATATATACTTTCATATTCTTAACTTTTTGACAATGGTTTGTACTTGTTCCTTGAGTTGTGTCCGCGTGCATGTGTTATCAATCACAAAATGGAAATAACTATCAGGCACATCGTCAAGGTCTGTTTCTGACGAGTGGGTATCCATATTACCCATGTCTCTTTTCACACGGATAAAGATAGGATCAAGTAGTTCCATCTGCTCATACTCCACTT